TATTGGTTAGACCCCCTTGATAAATCATTTCTTCTATGTAAATCTCATTATCTTGCAGGTATACTTTAGCTAAAGCCGTAGGGTCATTACTGAAACCAAAGTCTAATCCATAGGCAACGAGCTTTGCGTGTTCTGGTAACTCAGTATAAATTTCCGTTTGGAATATAGTCTCTCTACTCTTACCCCTTATTCCTAACCCGTAAACTCTCCAGTAGTTTTCGTCGGTTTCCTTTAACCTCTCAATCTCCTTAATAGTTTCCTCTCCGATATAGGGGTTATCCAAGTAGGTAGACCTGTAGAAGTTTGCGTCCTCCCTAGGTATAACCTCGTCGTATATCCAATGGTACTGCATGCTTGGGTTGAAATCCAATATGAAGCGTTCTGAAGTTCTCAAAATGAGCTGGCGGAAATCCTCTAAATCTAGCTCTGAAGCCTCGTTCGCAAAACAGATTTGTCTTTTAGCCCCACGAATTTTGGAGGGTTGGTCGATTGAAATAAACTCCCATCTCGTCCCCCATAGGTCGTAGGTGTTCTCAGTCTTATTGTGGTACTTCTCGTTATAGTAGTTCTCTGTCTTTAGTATAAATATGAAGTCCCTTAAAACGCTCGCTCTAAGACTTGGGAAAGATTTGCGTACTACGGTTATAGTGTACCCTGAGTTTATGTTTTCCAGACACCACTCTACGAGAACGGTGAGGATTGAGTAGGTCTTTCCACTACGAGTTCCCCCTTGAAAAATTGCTACCCTCTTCTTACAGGCTTTGAGGTCGTAGTATGTTTTAGGCTGTGGGAGCATTTACCATACCGAAGCTATAACTCCTATTAAGGAGAAGGCTATACAAATAGCGTTGTTACTGTCTATCATGTCGTACTCTCTAATCTTATAAATTAGGTCAGCAGTACACAGTATAAAAACCACCCCAAAACAGAATCCTTGTATCATATATCGTTGAAGTATATTGGTGAGTTCTCTGTCTCTAGGAGTGGAAGTCGTACCTCTAACTCAAACGTTTTAAAGGCTTCTTTTCTATCTATATCGTTTTCCTCCATAATCTGAGCTATGATTTTAGATAGGCTGTAAATTGCTCTAGGTTTAGCTTCATGGCTTATACCTAAAAGAGCATCCTTTAACCCTGTTAGCTGAAGTACGTTGTATTCCTTTTGCTCGGTAAATTCTACCTCTTCGATACTATCCATCTATCGAGTCTTTCTGGTCTTCACGTTCTAATACGTCTGCAAACCAACTTGGCTCAGTTCTAGGTTCGTTTAGCGTTATCTCTGTCTCTGACTGTTTGGGTAAAACGTAGGGTAGTAAATTGGTCAAAGCCTTCAGGAATTTCTCTGGGCTTTGTTCGTTCAGAAGGTCAAGGTTATTAGATATGTATTTTATCTTACCCTCTATCATAGCGGTAAACATTTCTCTCGTTGAAGTAGTCACTTTATTACTCACTCCTTTAGGTCTTCCGTTAGGGTTCCCTGACTTTCCTTTTTTAAATGGCATCGAATATACTGTATTGTTTTTTATTGTTGTTTTCAATAAGTTTATACTCAGAGACTTTCGTTGTTGAGCCAAACCTATTAGGTACTTCTACTGTTTTAGTCTCGAAGTAGTACCCCTCTTCTTTGAGGTTAAATATAGAAGCTGAGAGTCTGGTGTTACCTAAATCTCGTATTGCTTCTAGTGAGGTTATTGTACTGTGGTTGCGTAGGTAATCTAGTAACCTGCTTGTGTGTGTTTGTTTACTCATCTTCTAGTTTGTTTTTAAAGTGTTGTATTATTTCTTCTGTCTTTTGCTTGTAGAATTTCTTAAACTCTCCTTCCTCCCCTTCCTGTTTCCATAGGACGAATAGTACACTCCGTAACCTTTGTGACTGTGATTTTGGTTCGTCGTATAAATCTAGGTCTATGTTATCCAGCTCCTCTATTTCGTCTGGGTTCATACTCTCTTCCCCTCTAAAATATAATATTCCAAATTGTTGAAGCATCTCGTCAATTTTCATCACCTCTAAAGATGTTTTCTCTTGGGTAATAAACCTTAGAGAAACCGACCTATCCTTTCTCCTAGACATACCGTCTAAGTATGCTGCAAAAACTACCTTACTCATTACATGAGGCTTCGTATGCTTTTTCTATTTGCTTCATGTAACCGAGCATACAAGAACCGCATCGTGTTTTCTTCTTACGTTGTGAAAATACCCTTTCATATACGTCCACTACTAATTGCATTTCTCCATCGTATAGACGGTTGCGTGACATAGCAGGTTTTAGGGTGTCTTCAAAAATCTTCTTGTCCCCTTCGTTCATAGGTTTGGCATAAGGAAAGCGTTTATTTAACCATTCCTTACGTTTGCTACATCCACAGTCTTCTCCTAAAACTGTTTCGACAACTTTCTTTATTCCTGTAGCTTCAGTTATTTTCTCTATCGAGTCCCCTATACCCTTTGACTTTTTCTTTGACTTCTTCTTGGGCTTTTTTGAGGGCGTTGTAGAGGGTGCTTTTTGAGATTCCTGTGGCATTAGATAATGATTTTAATGAGTGACTATGGAGATAGTATATGCGGAAAATTTCTGCATTAAACCAGTCCATGTCTTGCAAGATAGTGTTAATATATTGAATAGTCTCCGTTGTATCGTATTCGTTATCAACATCTTCATCAACAGCTTTCAATAAAGACGGAGGGTAGTTTACTAATTTCTCGTTATATTTTTTATACTTGTAGTAGAATCGGGTTGTGCTGCTGAAAGCACATATAGCCATTGTTCTGCATATGTATTTCATTAAATCTCCGTCTTCACACATCTTCTCCAAAAGTGGTCTGGGTTCTTCTAAATAGTGTAACGCTAAGTCGTGAAGTAAGTCGCCCCCATATCCTCCTACGTAACGGTTTGAAACTTTTAACAGTTCTTCGTAGTTCTCCTTAAAGAATCTGTTAAGGCAGCTCATTAAATTTTCGCGTAAAGTGTTCTCTCAATTCTATCATTTCTTGTGTAGAAAACTTGCGTGTTTTATTGCTCATAATTTCAATCTTTTCGGCTGTACCTGCTCCAAACACTTCGTCTAAGCGTTTACTAAAAAGATACTGTTCTCCCCCTCTCATATTACATCTCTTACATTGTGGCATAACATTAACCATACCATGCTCAGGTTCGTACAAAAATCTTGTACTCATCTTTGACCTACTTTGAAAGTGACCGCAATCGGTTTCGTACCTCCAGTCCTTTTTCGCACCACAAGTAAAACAGTTTATAAAGCCGTTCTCATCTGCGTTGCTTTTACGCACGTACTTGCTTAGGGCATCGTCTAGTTTCTTTTTCTCTCGCTTTCGCACAGCGAAATATAAGACAAAAAAAGAGAGGCTAATGCCCCTCCCTTTAAACAAACGCACACACTTATCCACAATACCGAAAGAACAACCGATACTATGAATAGCGTAAAGATAGGTTACTTCTCTTCGTTATGCGACTTATTTTTATTTTTTAATCTAGTACCTAACCTATCAAAATTTCTGTCTGGTGTAGGCTCGTTGAGTACGTCCTTTAAAAACTCACCTAAAGGCTTGTAATCTTTTGAACGTTCGATAGTATCAAATGACTCTGACTTTTGTTTCCTGTGTAGCGACTCCATAACTTCGGTTCGCACTTCACCTTCGTACTTTCTCAAGCAATCTAAAATCTCTGCTGTTTTTAGCCTTTCAAATAGCTTACCAAATTTCCCTTGCCTTATCATAACGAAACAAACCCGTATCTCTTCTAGCTTTAAAGTGGGGTGTTCTTCTAAAATACTCCTACAACAGAATTGTAACTCTTCGTCTGTAGAGAGAGTTTTATTTGCATCCACTTCTTTTATAAGCCTACCTACCTCTGCCATAATCCAACCCCTTACAATTTGTGGGTTGTGCTTTACGGCTGTCTGTATATTCGTTCCTGACTCCCAAGCCTCTCTCGGTTTGACTAAGGTTTTGTTATCCGTTATTAACGAAATCGTTAAGGGCTTCAGGTGTGAAGTTGTCTCTATTAAATCCTTTTTTTCCATTGTGTGTGTTTTGTTTATTTCTGCGTTTCCATTGTCTCGCGCAAGCCTTCCAGTCTTTAATTGAATTACCGCCTTTGACTTTCCATCCTACGGAATCGTACCAATCTACGAATTTTTGGGCATCGTCCAAAAACATTCCTAAACTTTTGAAGTAATTTAAAACCTCATCAAAATTCTTAGGTCTCCCTTTAATTGGTTTAGGTAGTTGGTTAAGGTCATTGGTTATAGTATGCCTCACCTGAGTGAGGGTACGAACCTCATCTGAGTGAGGTTGCGAACCGCACCTGAGTGAGGTAGGTAACCTCAGTAGACGGCGGTTACCCCCATTTATAAATGTACGGTTTCTCTCTAGCCTTTTACTGTCTACTAAACTACGTATAGCTTTTTCTATTCCACTCTCAGAAATTCCTATCAAACCTGCTAAATGCTCATTACTCACAAAGCAGTCTAAATTATTCTTAGAGAAAGAATCTACCTCTAGTAAAATAATCTTCTGCGTCCAAGTTAAGTTTGTATCTAAATACAAGTCTGCTGGTATCCATACCCCTTTGAAGTTTCTACCCATAGAGCCGTTCTAAAAGCCCTAATAAAAGGAAAGTTCCAATAACTATAATTACTGCTGTAGTAATCTTATTCGGCGTAGAAGACGGCTCACTTAACATCCTTAATAGCTTGTACATCGTCACATCGTTGGTTAATCATTTCAAGTATGTTTTCCGTAGGCTCGTTAGAAAACTTCTGGAGTTGCGGAAGGTACATATAGAATCGTTTAGGGTTAGAGTTATACCATCTAT